GAAGTCTAATATGTCATCAGCAGCTGTCTCAAAGGTGACCGCTTCAGAGTATTTAGGATCTGCAGTTGCCATCTCATTATAACTATCTAGCACAATTGTAGCTCCAGACTCTGATCCAACAAGTGATTCTCCTACAGAGAATGATCCAGTTGGGGACTTCAGTTTAACCCAACCTTCTTGTGCATCCCACTCTACCATGTTAGCAGTAGTACCAGTAACACTACCAGTAACTGTTTCGGGAACTGTGAATGCTCCTGTGATTCCAGATGGTGCAGCAGAAAATGTTACTGTCGTAGTTGTATATCCAGAACCTCCATTAGTAACATCAACTATCTTTACACTCTTATATCCAGCACCACCGTTTACAATATTAATTGCAGTCAATGTTCCATTGGTAAATGTTGGAGTTAATGTTGCAAGTATACCAGGACTATCAGGAGAACTAACAACAAGAGATACTCTGTCCTCATCATAGTTCGCACCACCATCTACAATTTGTACAGATCTAATCTCACCCTCCTTAACTATTGCTCTGATGATAGCAGATGATGTTGGAGATCCACCACTTAAAGTTACGTTGGCAAGATATGCAGTAGCAGCTGCCCCCGTTCCATCTCCACCAATAGTAATTGTGGGTGCTTCATTATACTTACTACCATTATTACTAATATAAATTTGATCTATTGATCCACTTAATAATGTAGCATTTCCCTCAGCAGTAGTACCATTGATAGGTAGATAGTAATGTTTAACAGTGTAACCGTAATCCACGAGTTCCTCATCACTATCAAATATATCTCCTTGCTCGTCGCTGTACTCGAATAGTTCTGCCTTCAGTTTATATACGTAACCCTTACCTAACTGGTAGAATGGTTCTTCATGTTCAACAAACTTAATCTCAAAATAATTACTTGTCAATGGAAAATATATTAGGTCACCTTCTTGAGGTCTTTCAGGTGCTTGATAATCTGTATCTAATAGTAGGAACTGTGAGATAAGATCACTAAATCTTTGAGCAGAGATAACCATTGTTATCTCATCTTGTTGTGCTACACCAAACTTTGTAAGTAAATCACCAGCACCTTGGAACCCATCAGGGTTTTCTAGGTATGCTTCTATGATATATCCATCATTAAACTCACCAATAACTTCCTCATTAAACACACCATCCTTTTGTATAATTTCTCTAGGGCAATAAATTATATCCATCCCAAACATTTTGAGATGCTCTTCTACTAGATTCTGTAATAAGAACTGCTCGTTCCTAGTACCATGTGTGAAGTAAGTGTTTCTAGCCATTAGCCAATCATATCCATGGGCATGGTTTCATAAACCGTCAACATTTCGTCTTCTAGTTTTTGTACCATTTCTTTACCTTCGTTGTATATAAACTCACCGTTCATGGTAATTCCACCAGGCAACTGTGCTCCTTGGAATTTAATCAAGTTTGCTCCCCACTGTCTCTTGACCAATGCAGTTACATATCTCTTTACCCAGATGTCATTATATACTGCTGTATCTGCAGTTGGATCTACAGCACGATAGCATTCTAGAACTAAGAAATCATCTGTATTAACATCAGTCTTCCAGTCTAGATCTAAGTATAGTTTATTCCCTCTTAGTTGGAATCTAGTTTGCTTCTGACCCTCTAGCAAAAAGTATATGTCTTCCAATCTACGATTGACCATTTCATAGGTCAAGATTTCTGTGTTAGTTAGATCCCATAGATCATTCAATCTCCACTGATACCTAACATCAAATAAGTTAGTTACATTTTTAGATACAAATGGGAATACTTTAATGACACTAGTGATATGCTCAGGCATTTTCACATAGTTGTTTTGCTCTAGGTAATCAACAGCGAGAGCATTAGAAGTACCAGATGCTATCGTAGTGGTAGTATCAGTTACCATGTTATCACGCATGGCTTCACTCCACTTAATCTTTACGTGGGTTCTGATGTATCCATCACTGTTTCTTTCATTATAAAATTGGATAGCATCATCCACTAGATCATCTATCTGATCATCTTCGATGTTTATTTCAAGGACAGGAGCACCGTTTTGACGTAGTGCATAATCTATAAGTCCTTGCCTTGTTGAAGCTTTAGCCATGTTAGGTAGGATTAACGTTGAATCTAATTCTTACATAATATGTAGTGTTAGCACTAAGGTTAACAGCACTTGGCAGTATATATTGTGTCAAGTTTGTTGAGTTACCTAGAGACTGATGAACAATATTTGCAAATGTATTTGCAGGTGAGAACTGCCAATCACTAGATGAATGCTGATATCCACTCTTCATTGCAATAGGATCAACAACAATTGTTGGGTTAAATGCAGGTGTTATTGTTTGAATATCTGGTTGGTCAACAAGTGGAGTGGAGAAACTTACTGCCGATGTATATGCACTTTCTAGTCCATTGTTATCCCTAAACTTAACTTGCACAGAATATGTTTTATCAAATTCTAGAGTACCACTTGGTACAGTAAAGGTTGTTAAATTACCAGTATCACCATTTACAAATGTGTTAGTTGTATCATACACAGTCACGTTGTCCACAACTCTTCTTATTCTCCAGAAAGTAGAGAAGTGAGTTGATCCTGCATACTCAGAAACATATGCTGAAGTGGTAATAACAGGTTGTCTAGAAAGAGTTTTGTTAGTATCAGTATCAATAAATGGAGATACAGATGTAGGTGCAGATACAAACTCTGATTCGTTAACAGTTAATGTAGCAGCATTTGATGTAACTGTAGTTGCTGCAGCATTAGTTAGTACACAACGGAATTGTTCTGAAGGAGTTGTTGGATAAGTTGTTGCAGGTGTTGTATATGTTGATGAGTTTGCACCAGAGATAGCATTGAAATTGAGACCATTATCAGTTGACTTCTCCCATTGATATGATATTACATCACTGGTTATTGTTGCTCCAATATTAAATGTTGCAGTGCCACCTTCAATAACAGCCTGTGACTGTGGTTGAGTTTGGATACTGATAACACGTAGAACAGTTAATACTGCAAAGTTAGAAGTTAGAGATCCTGCTGATCCAACCAAAGAAACAATACAACGATAACGATCAGCACCATCAGTTGCATACACCAATGTTGGTGTAGTATATGATGCAGATGTTGCACCTCCAACATTTACCCAGTTCGCACCACCATCATCAGATCTTTCCCACTGATAAGTTGGTACACCACTACTTGTAGATGCAGTCACAGCAAAGGTTGCAGTTCCACCTTCATTAGCAGTTGCGTTTGATGGATTTGATGTAATAGAGAATGTTCTTTGAACTGTAAGAGTTACAGCGTTAGTTGTAGCTGGAGTAGATGCACCGATTGCGTTAATAATACAACGATACTGATCGTTATTATCAACAGCATATGTTAACCCACCAGTTGTATAAGATGCAGATGTTGCTCCCCCAATGGTAGTAAAGGAAACACCATCATCAGATTTTTCCCACTGATATGTTACTGAAGGTTCATGTGATGATTGTCCTTCGGCACCACCACCTCCACCACTACTAGGAGTGGCAAATTGTTCTATGTCAAATGAAGAAGATGCAGCATTACCACCTACAGGTGACATGGTAACACCACCTAAACATGTAAATGTTGCTGTAGCAGTTTCATTAACTGTTTGGTCAGTTGGTTGAGTTGATACAACAACTGTTACAGTTTCGATCTGTAATGTAGCAGCATTCGATGGTATAGTTGTTGCACCAGGACATGAAAGTAAACAACGATATTGATATTCATCTTCCGTTGTACTTAATGTAGCGGTAGTATATGTTGAAGTAGTACCACCAGTACCAGTAGAAACGTTAGACCATGAAGCACCATTTGTAATGGATATTTGCCACTGGTATGTAATATCTCCTGCATCATTATCTGATGTATTGGCAGCAACACCGAAGGATACTGTTCCTCCAACTGCACCAGTTACATTTACTGGTTGTGCTGTGATGTTAATAGTTCTCTGTATTAATGCTCTTGCAGTACTACTAATAACTTCACTTGCACCAGTTGCATTTAGTTTGCATTGGTAGTAATCACCGTAGTCGGCATCATAAGTTGTAGAACCAGTAGTATAAGTTGCACTAGTAGCACCACCTATAGTTGAAAAAGTTACGCCATCATTATTTTCTGACTTCTCCCACTGGTATGTAATAGGAGCACCATCTAAAGTAGCTCCAGCAACAGTAAAGGATGCAGTCGCAGGAGCTATAGGATTAGAATCGGTTGGTTGATTACTAATAGTAATAACTCGGAATACTGTTAGTGTAACTGCATTAGTGTATGACGGTGCAACAGAAGTACTAGTTTCTAACTTACAACGGAATTGATAAGAGTTCTTAGCATAGTCATCATCCACAGTTAGTGTGTTTGTAGTTGCTCCACTATATCCACCAGCATTAGCAACGTTAGACCAACCTGCACCACCGTTAGTAGATACTTCCCATTGGAATAATATTGTAGATCCATCGGAACTAGTACCTGCAACAGGACCAAACGTAGCAGTATTACTAGAACCTGCTTCAACACTTTGATTGCTTGGTTGTCCAGTTACAGTAACAAGAACACCAGTTCCTGTTGTTGTGAACGAATATGACCTTGAATTTCCTGTTATATTTTCAGTAACAGTAAAGTTAAATGTTGTATCTAGATAATCTGAAGTTACTGTTCCACTTAAAAGACCTGTCGATGTATCTAAACCTAATCCAGATGCAGCAATAGAATCACCACTTAATGTATACTGTTCAAAGGTTGGTTCACTTGCAAAAGTTTGTCCCGATAATCCAAGATCGACACTTACACTAGCACCATTAGCATACGTTGCTATTGCACCAGCCGCAGTTGTCCAAGTAACGCTAGTGTCAACATATGGGAAAAAGATACCACGTTTTGTAGTTATCGAAGAACCAGTTGCATCATATTTGAAATCAACACCACTATCTACTGGATAGTATATTACATTAGTATATGTACCACTACCCGCAGCTTCTTGTGTATCTGTCTGAGATCTTAATTGAGTAGATGTAGAAACAACACCATCAATACTCTCATGAGTTTTTGATTCAGGATCTATCAATGCCAAGTAGTTTCCACTACCACCACCTGTAGTACCTGCAGTAGCATTAGAACTATTTTGTACAGTGATAGTATTATTAACAGCACTTTCTGCTTGAATAGTTAACCATCCACTTTGTGATAATGCAGCAATGTCAATACCACCAACTGTCAAACTACCTGTTGACCCAGAAGTTCTTAACTGGCATTTCTTACCAACATTATTGAGAAAATGTGATGCGTCAGCTGGATCAAATTTTATAATAAGGAAAGCAGATCCATTGGAAGTTTCAAATGGATTATCAATTAATCTCCTATCATCAATACTATTAGTAGGATAATATGCTACAGCACCTCTGGTTATATCTCCTGTAGATCCAGTTGTTCTAACAAATTCCTTGGCAAGACCAGGTAAGTTGTTTGTGCTTAAAGTATATCCATTCTTTCCAGCCCAAGCAGCCATGATACCTGTTACGATAGGACCTGAGAATGATGTACCTGCAATAGTCTGATAGTTTGTTGTATTATTATATGGAGTATTTGCAGTCCAATCATATGCTGGTGTAAGAATTCTAGCACCTGGTGCTACTGTAGTTACGCCATTACCATAGTTAGAGAAGTCTGCCCACCTATCATTATATTCTGTAGCACCAACAGATATCTTATTCTGGTTTGTATCTACGTTGTTAATACCACCTGTAGAGTTATCTGAGTAACCAGCAGTTCTAGTACCTGCAATACACTTACCAACTATAGGACCTGCGAATTGATCACTACTATTCTTGAAACCATTACCAGCTGACCTGACTACAATGATGTTCTTTGTTCCAGCTATTGTACCTTCAATATCATCTAGGATCTCCTCGTCAGTACCACTGTCATCTCCAGAATCATTTAACTCAACATAAGGATATGTCTGTGAGGGAATGGTAGGACCGAATGATGAATTGATTATAGCTGGGCGATTATTACCCTTGTAATTACCATTACCACTATCATTATGATCTATAACTGCCTGATAAGCACCTAGTATGTCACTATAACTTCCTGACAAACCACTGTTAAAACACTTCAGTGCATATATCTTTGCCTTCCTACTTATCCCAGCTGTTCTCCCAGCTGCAAGTATTGCACAATATGTACCGTGTCCATTGTCATCTTCGTTAGTACTATATGGACTTGTATATCCAGTTACTTCATATACTCTATAGTTCTGTTGCTCCGACAGTCCGTTCAGGTCGGTTACAAAGTCTGGATCATACAATTCAGGATGAAGAGCAGCGTTGTTACCAGTTGGTCTACTTGCTCCACGAACACCTGTATCAAGTACATATATATCAACCCCATCAGCTGATTCATTGTAACTAAAAGTATTGTTTAAATATTGCCTGTCTTGTTTTGTAACTCTATCTAAGTGCCAATAGTCATGTACGTTTATTGTACCAAATCTATCTGGAGATACATTATACCTACCCATTCCAGAATGAACTGTACAATAGAAATATAGTACAGATGGTGTGTTTGCACCAATGACTATTTGTGTTTGACCATCTGTACCTGGTGTTCCTGTAGCAGTAACACCTGTAGTCATTTCAGTACCACCACTGGTATGCGTACCATCTGGAGTTAAAGAAAATCTTAATGGATGGTTCTGGTTTGATACATCAGATTGATCAAATATGTATGTTGCACCTTGTACAAAACCAGTTTGGTTATTAAATCTTGAATATGTACCGCCAGAACTTGATGAGAATGTATAGAAATTACTACCACCTATATTTTGAACCTTTACATATATTGTACCTGTACCACTTCCTGTTAAGTTTCTAGTGTTTGAAGATACGTTTGTTTCACCACTATTATTTACTTCTATAGATCCACTAGTAGAAACTTGTAAAGCACCAGTATCTACTGGATCGCATGAGAACTTTGCTTCGTCCCATGTGACTTTTTTAACAACCGATAAAGCTCTTAACTTTTCGATCATCCCATCAGCATACTTTTCTGGGCAATCAAAAGTTATTATTGAAAAACTTCTATAGGATGCAACATATGTTAAGTAACCATATACGTTTAAGATACCCGCAGTAGCAGAATCCAAACTATATCCTTTAGCTACACTGACGACTACACGCTTCATTCTAATTTGGCACTATTATCCTTCAGATCTATTTAGCCCAAATCCTAT